TGGGTTATATACAATTAATGACACACCATTAACTGTTTCTGTACCGTTTATTGTTTGTACTGATTGTACATCAGTTAAAGCTAATATACTACCGGTAATATCTGAAACATTAATTGTACATCCTAAAGTTAAACTGGAAGGATTGAAATAAGATTCAAATATAGATTGTATATTGCTTTGTATTACGCTTACAGGTGTTTTAGCACCACGGTTCAACGTAACCACTAATTGAGAGTTGGCTATGTCGCTTGCTGTTACAGTAGTACTGACACCTGTACCTATTGTTACTGCCAAGTACACTGGGTCCATTACAATAACTTCAGATGTTAAACTCTTTTTATCAGTAATAGTAGAAATGATTAATTGTTTTTGAGCTGGTGTAAGATAGTTTATATAATTGTTAGTTAAAAGCTTTGTAGCTTTAGGTAAAACATATACATATACATTATTAAAGTTACAAGCATCAGCAAAAGCCATTTGATTGTAAAGCACTCTATAATCAACTCCTGGGTTAGTTAGACCAATATTATAAAGATACTGTAAATGTCCATTTACATAGTCATTGTTGCTTAATACTGCTACATCGTTTATAATGTTTGCAAAATTAGCTTTAATATATGACTCATAGTCTGCAGAAGTTACTACTCTGTACTGAGACTTGTATGAAGCTGGAGCATTAGAGCGAATACTATCTACTGATTCAATATCTGTAAATGTAGTAGAAATGTTAGTATTAGAGAATTGTAGATTTAGAATGCTTACATCATCTAATAGATTTAAATCACTACTTGTGACTTGAGGCTGTATTTGTGCAAATTGGCCGGTAGTGTATAATGCAGCGCTTTGACCATTAATAGCACCAACACCCACCTCTCCTGTTGTACCTGCTGATTGTAAATAGTATATTGCTACAACATCACCAACATCTAATTGAGCACCGTTAATGTTATCACCGAATTTAAGTTCGTAATTCTTATTACTGTTTAAACGTATTTCGTATGTGGTGTCAGTGGCGTTTTGTAGATAAAGAGATTCAGTCTTTGTCCATTTTGTCCATTCTCCAGTAGAATTGGTTTTCTTTACATATACATCAATATTAAAATGATCTATAATAACATTGGTACCTGGAATTAAATAAACAATTTCATTAGCTTCACCGCGTGCCGTGTAAAGCGGGTACTCTATATAGCTACCCTGATACAACAAGTACTGATTACCTACAGTTGTTAGTTCTTCTGTAACACCAGAAAGCACTCTTGTAAAAGTAATGTCTTCATTGAATGAATACGTTGCATTACCTGCACGGAGTAAAGTATAGCGAGGTATTGTATAGTAGCCTGGAGCTAAATTTGGTCCTGCTGAAACTGAAAATGATAAAGTAGAAGTTTGTGCACCGATTGGAGCGTAGTTTAGAATCTTAACTATACGATTCATGTTTTCGTAAAGCTGAGCTTCACTAAACAAGGATTCGGTTGCTGTTTGATTCTGATAGTATAAAAGAACGTGGAAAGCGTATGCTATAATGTTATTAATAGCCGTAATATTAGAACCTTCGTAGTTCTGGTCTGTAATAATGCCGCTGTTGTTTAAACGACTTGTAATAAAGCTTCTTAATGAAAGAGCATCAAATGCTACGTATTCATTATTTGCTATATTAAGATCTTTATTGTCTGAAGCTGTATTCATCGTTATGTTAGAAGTGTAAACCCGCTTTTGTCTAAAACACCCGGTAAGATGATTTGTTGATTAAGAGCTGGTATCAAAATACTTAATACAATAGTAAAGGTTTGCTCGTCTTTATTGACAGTTATGTTAACATTCTGGACTTGTACTCGTGGTTCAAAATTACTAACGTTATCCATTATATGATTACCTATTAGGTGAGCGGTAGCATTAGTAGCTGGTTCAAACACAAATTGCACCAAATTTAATCCATATTCGGGATTTAATAAGTTTTGACCAGGAATTGTATTAAATAGGTTAGTAAGAGAGTTAGATATTGCATCACCGTCATAATCAACCTGTACATCTCTTACTATAGGGTCGGCAAAATCCAAGTGTACATCCACATAGTTATGCTTTTTAGTAGATACTACCTTCTGTAGACCGTTAAAACTAATAGATGGCATGTAAATTACTTAGGAACAAAGTATAAAAACATAAGTAATAATATACATTTTATGAAGAACAGTAAGTTTATCCCTCTATATGAAACTATAACGGCTCGCTATAAAGAAGGCGCTGGGTTCTTGGAGGGTGATATTATTAAGCTTAAATCCAATTATAAGAGCTTAGACGCTTTTAAAGAACTAAACGAGACAGTAAAAGCACGTATTGAAGATGCAGAAAAAACAGGTTACAATTTGCGTGTGGCTCGTTTACACACACCTAATAACCAATACGGCTCATATGGTTATATTCGCTTACCTGCTACACATGCAGATATTTATCAAGAAAAAGCTCCAGGCTATTTCAGTAACATTACTACTGTTCCATTATCTATTATTGAAGCAATTGACACAGGTGTAAATCTTGCTCCTATTTCGCAAAATAATAGACGCGACAATGGAGAGAATCAAAAACCACAAAAGTGGAAATCCAATAAAGACACTCCAGAAACAAAAGAACAAAATCATTTAGGTCATGATGAAAATTGGGTTAAGAATGGTAATTACGAGTTAGCAGAAAAGAATAAAAAACCAGGCGTCGGTGCAAACGACTATGATGATACAAAGCCTTCTACTGGTTATAAGCCACTTCCAAAGAATAAACTAAAGCCAAAAACATTAAAAGAATCAGAACAAGCTTTAGATAGCCTCTATATACACATTTTACGTGAAGATGGTAATGAAAGTCAACGCGTTGAAGAAGACATCGGTATGATGGGTTCAGAGTCAGAAACAGCTTACAATGAAGAGATTTGCCCAAAGTGTGGTAAACATATTTGTGAATGCCATGATATGGAAGCTTTATGCCCAGTATGTCACACTAACCCTTGTACTTGTTTAGAAGAAACGGCAGATAATGACGATGAAGCTAAGATTGACGCATTTGTAGATTCTTTACCAGCAGATTATAATAAACCGTTTTTCAAAGATTGCTTAACTGGAATGAAACCAGGAATGTCTTGGGAAGAGTTTCAAGATAAGCTCTGGCACAATCTTTACGCTCATAATTTAAAACAAAGAGGTAATGATCCCCATAGAGCAAAAACCGCAACGGATAATAAAATGTGGTATATGGATGACGGAGATTTTCCAGCCGATGCGGGACAGGATTACAAAGCAGTATTCGGTCATTTTCCTGGTAGTCAACAAACACAGACCATGGAAGAAGGAGAAGAAGTTTATGACGAATCAGATCTTAAGCACCATGTAAAAGATGAATGCTGGAACATGGAAGAAAACAGATTAGTAGATGAGTGCTGGGGTGAAGATGGATCTGTTAAAGAAGAGTGCTGGGCAAGTTCTTCTAATGCAGAACCAGCACCAGCTCAACAATTAACTGGCCAAGAAGCAGGCACCCGTGAAGACGGTCCTATGGAAGAGTCAGAACAAGTAAAACGTGCTTACCTACCAGGTGGTCATCCAAAAGATGGTGTGACTATTAAAGCTCACCCAAACTCTTACCTATCATAATTGACTTAAAGCAATAAGACAGCTAAAGAAATTGATTTCTTGATCCATTACTAAAGCTGATCGATACAGATATTCAGAGACTTGCAGCAATGCAAGTCTTTTTTTATCCTCCTTCATTGAGCTTTTATAAACAGAATTAAACAAATCTTTCATTAACTTTGGGTAATCATTACCAAAGGATTGTTCTGATTCTATAACGAACTTACGTATAGACATTAAATCTTCTTTATCTTCAATTTTACTAAGGATATCTTGGGCAAATCCCTCGTTATTAATAACGTCTTGTATAACGAGCTTATTATCAATAACGCTACGTTGTATGTAGTTAATAATTCTACGTAAATCCGGATAGTAATAACGAATAACTTCTTTGATACGTTCTACTTGACCAGCTTCAATAGCTGTTTTTTCTTGCTGTAGTATATACTTTATTCGTTTAGCATATTCTCCAATAGGAGGAGTAAAATCAGTGAAAACTTGGCATCGAGACTGAATCGGTTGGATAATACGATGTAAATAGTTGCCAGTGAGGATAAAACGGGTATTACCAGCATACTCTTCCATAACATTACGCAGAGCTCTTTGACCGGCATCAGTAAAGTTATCAAACTCGTCCAGAAAGATAATCTTAATTTTGCCATCCAGGCTCTTAGTTTGAGCAAACGAAAGAATAGAGGATCTGACTTCGTCGATACCGTTCTTTTCGCTCGCGTTAATGTAGAGGTACTGCGCATCAAGTAATTCATTTATAATAACTTTAGCTAATGTAGTTTTACCAGTACCCGGGTTACCTACAAGTAATAGGTTAGGTATTTCTTCTTTTCGTTTACATTCTTCTACAAATGCACGTAAAGACTCAGATAGAACCATATCGGCTAATTTAGTTGGCCGGTATGCTTCTACCCATATATTCATTAACTGTTCGTTAATTGTCATTATTTCTTTTTAGGTTTAACCGA